GGCGGTGCCGATCACCGGCACGATGGAGCCGATTGCAGCACCCGCCGCGCCACCAGCCAACGCACCGGCCAGTCCACCGGCAGCGCCGCCGTAGCCTTCCGCTTTCTCGTCCTGGGTCCCTGCGTTCTGGTAAGTGTCCAGAGCCAGCATCCCGGCATCCAGAAATTTCCCACCGGGGACCAGTTTGGCCACACCACCCAGCTTTCCTGCGGCACCAGCAAGACGTGCCAGTCGGCCCGCCGCAGGAGGTGGCACGGGCGGGCTCGGCGGTATCGGTGGTCGAGGAGGACCTGCGCGTCGACTACCCGCGCCGCCGCCAGCAGCACCACGTCGACGGCTGCGCCTTGACCGACGCTGATCTCCCGGCCCACTGGCACCGCCGCCGATGGCATTGGCGTTAACGACGAACACCTTCTGCGGCTCCGAGCTGCTGCCCGTGCTACCGGCACCCTCTCCGTCGTTGCTGGCCTCGCCAAAGATATCGAGCAGTTTCAGCCCGGTTTCGACCGGATCGAACCCCGTCTTGCCGCCCTCCTCTGCCTCATCACCATCATCAGCGCTGTCCTTGCCCTCAGCGCCAGGCTTGTCCTTATCCTTACCCTTTGGCTTGTCTTTACCCTTGAAGGCTTTTAGACCGGTCTCCAGCAATCCTTTGACGGCACCCACCTTGCCTTCGGGCTTGTCGTTCTTGTCGCCAGAGTTGGTGACATAGACTTTCTGTATCTTGTTCGGGTTGCCACCGAGCGACCCGCGTCCGAGATTGAGCAACCCCTTACCAATCTTGAAGGCACCCGCCGCTGACTTGAGGGCCACCAGCCCTGCGCCTACAGCGGTGATGGCCAGCACTACAGGTTGGGACGTGTCAGAAAGCGCTGTGAAGCCCTTGGCCGTTGCCGTGATGCCTTTGGCGACGGCGTCGGTAACGGGACGAATCGCGTCGCCGACGCTACGCATCGAATCATTGACCGCCTGGAACGTCTCGGCCCAGATCTGCGAGGACGCACCGCGACGCTCGGCAAGGTTCTTGTCGAGGATTCCGGAAGCGTTCTGTGAATCCTTTTTCAACTGGTCGTACAGGGCACGGTTCTGCGAGTACGCCGTCAGCGCAGCTTTGACCTGCATGTCGGCAAAGAGGTCGCCAGTGCGCAGAGCCTGCTCCAGCGAGTCCAGCATCTCCTTGGCCTTGGCCGGATCAGCCTCTTTGCTGATTTTCTCCGTGGCGTCCTTCATCTTTTTGGCTTTCGCCGGGTCGGTCTTTTCGATGTAGTGCTGGGCCAGCGCAAAGCTGGACTCCAGCGTCGACATCCCCTTCTGGATGCCCGTGTTCAAAGAGCCCTGATAATCGATACCAACGTCCTTGTACGACTTCACCACGTCGGTGGAGCCTATCTTCTCCATCCAGTTCTTCAGGTTGTTGGCTGCCTCATCCGAGCCGCCGGCCGTTTTCATCTGAACCTGAAGCATCGCACCGAGCTGACTCACCGAATCCATTCCGGTCACGCCCAGCTTGCCCATGCCAGCAAGCAACTGCGGGAACCAGCGCGCCATGTCGCTGGCCTCAAAGCTACCTGCCTGCCCCTGCATGGCAACTGCCTCGAGGGCTTTCTCCATGATCTTGGGATCGGTGATCTTGGCGTTCTGCTGCAGCGCCTGGATCATGTTGGCCGTGTCGGTGCCGCTGGCACCCTGTCCGACAGCGAACTTGGCCGCCACTGGCGCGTAGGACAACGCCTTGTCCAAGCTCATACCTGCGCCAACCAGCTTGTTGACCAGGTCGGCCACCTCGTTGCGGGCCATACCGGTGTCCGCCGAAGTCTTGATCACCGAAGTGGTCAGCTCCGCTTCCTGTGGCTTGTTGGCCACACCGGCCTTGATGGCGATGTCCCGAATGATCGCCTGATAGTCGGCACTGATTTTGGTCGGTACCGCCAACGCTCCGACTCCGGCGACGGCGGTGCCGATCCCTGATCTGAGTTTAGCTTTGCCTTCATCGATCTGATGGTGTCCCTTGACCTTGAGGTCCATGCTTCTGGCCACACGGTCAAGGGACTGGTATTCCTGCCTGAGTTTGCCGACCTGAACACCCTGTTTGCGCAGGGTATCGAGGTTGCCTTCAAGCTTGCGCAACAACCCGGAGGCCGATGCGGCACCACTGTCGTGCGCTTTCTTCCACTCGTCACGAAGGCGCATCGTTTCGCCAATCGTGTTCCTCAGCACCTTGGCCTGATTGCCGCGCTGCTCCAGCTTCTTGATGCGGTTTTCAACGGTGTTGAATGCCGCACCCACGGTCGGGCTGACAGCGCCGCCAATCACCAGGCCGAGCGCCAGATTGTTCGCCATCATTCACCTCTGATATTGGGATGGGCTCAGTCCGTGAGCCACCAGATCATGTCCGAGAAAGACATGGACATGATTTCCGCCGACGAAAACCCCAGCTCTTTGGCGAGCCGCTTCGCCGCGAGCCTTTGCAGTGCGGGATCAAAGCTCGTCGTCGCGCACCAGGCGAAAATAACCGGCCTGCAGGCGGCTGTAGTCTTTGAGGGACAGCCCTTCCAGATCGCGGACTCCCATTTCTGCAAGGGATGCGAACAGGTTCAGCTCACGTTGTTCGTCATCGCCATTGGCTGACGCCTGGGCGGTGCGCACATCGCGAACGGTCGGGGCTCGCATGGTGATGGTGTCGACCTGAACGCTGTTGACATCGGCTGGCTTGCTCAGCTTGACCGAAACACTCTCGGCAGTCAGGGTCATCCACTTCGGATTGGTATTTACTTGAGACACAGGGTTTTCCTTCTATCAGAGGCCAAGGGCCGAACGTTCTGCAGCGAGCTGGTCAACACCATCAATGACGCGTTTCATACCCAGCACATCGATCTCGTAGATCAAGCGACCATCCACTTCCAGCTTGTAGTAAGTGAGCGCGACCGCGTGTTTGATCTCGGACTTGTCACCGGCCTTCCAGTCCCCCATGTCGACCTCTTTGAGTCGGCCACGCTGGGTCACCACTACCGGCGTGATCTTGCCCTTGAGCCCTTTGAAAGCGCCGCGAAAAACACCGTTGAACGCGGTACCGTCAGCGAGGCCGAAGAACTTCAGCGACTCACGGCGCACGCCCGTGGTGGTGAAGTTCGATTCCTGCTTTTCCATGCCCATGTCCAGCTCGACCGGCGCGTCCATGCCGCCGCCACGATGTTCTTCGGTCTTGAGCGTCATCTTGGGAAGGGTCAGGCTGGGCACGTCGCCCTGAAAGCTGACACCGTCCACGAACAGGTTCAGGTTGCTCAGTGTTTCGGGAATCATTGCCATCGTTGCAGCTCCTTAAGCGGCAGAGTCGAGCACTTCGGTCAGCCATTGGTTGGTGACTTCAACGCGGAAGTTGGGGTTTTCGGCAGGCGGTACGTCGGTGAAACGGATATTCCAGTACACCTTGCCCTGCTCCAGCTGGCTGGCCGTGTTCAGTTCGGTGTCCGCGAACACTTCGAAGTTGATGATCGCGCCCTGATTTTTCAGGTCACGCATGAACGCCAGCAGGCCCTCGGTCACGTCCTTGATGTAGGTCGCAGTGATCGAGCGGTCCACGGCCCACTTGTGTCCGTAAAGGATCGCGTCCATGACGATGTCCATGGTGCGCACACGGGTGACGAACGCCCACTTGGCATCGCTGCTCAGGGTGCGGTTGCCCCACAGGCGGTAACCATCATCACGGATGATCGTCGCGATATTGGCGTTGTTGAGCAGGTTGGCCCGGCAGGTTTCGTCGCCGTCCAGAAACTCGATGGGGCGCGTGGTGCCGGTGATTCCGGCAAACTCTTTGTTGGACGGCGACGCCCAGAATCCGTACTCAGCGTCAGTCCAGGCAAACAAGCCCGCCACCCAGGCAGAACCCGGTGCATCAATCGTCGCGCTGGCAACGGTGTCCCAGTACTGGACGCCAGGGTCGACCATGAAGGAGCGCTTGCCGCCGAAGTTCTTGGCGTATGCCATCACCGCTTCGTCGGTGGTGTTGGGGCCATCGAAGATGGGCAGCGCACGGAGCTTGTCGGCGAGTGCCGCCATTGCGGTGCCGACCGCCAGAGTCGCACTGTGCTTGGGCGCAATCAGCAAACGCGGCTGGGCATTGAAGCGGCTCTTGCCGTCCAGCAGTGCCTGGAGTCCGGTGCGGGTGCCGTCAGCTTTCACGCCGCCGATGATGGCCGAGGTTTGCTGGGCAGGGTCATCCAGCTTCGCAACGCCACATGCAACGATCACCGCCTTGGCTTTCACATAGATGGCCTGACAGGCTTTGGTGATGGCCGAGTCGGGACCAAATGCAGCGATAGCTTCACGCTCGGTTGTGATCAGTACCAGGTCGTTGACCTTGGCACTGCGCGTCGGCGCTTCGGTGAACGTGTCGACCAGACCAATGATCGAGGAGGTGGGCAACGAGATGGTACGTGCGCCGGTGTCGACGTTCGTCACAGTCACGCCGTGGAAGAAACTCATAATGTGATCTCCAGAAACGGAAAAACCCCGCAAAGCGAGGTCATGGTTTGTTGCTGCGCAGGGAAAAACGCCCCGTCAGTGCGGGGCGTTCAGAGGGACTGAGTAGCCATCCAGTCTGGAGGTGCGGGCCGATGCGTCGCGTAAGGAAACTGTGCGCCTTGGGGCCAGTCGCGCAGCGCCTTACGGAACGTCAGCAGCTCGACGTATTGGTCAGCGGTCAATGTCAGAGCATCGCCCAAGTCTATTTCATCTCGATGGCGGCCGGTCAGCCATTGGGTGGCCGTCAACAGACCGTCCCGCCAGACGCGTTCAACAGCGGCCAACTCAACCACAGACTGATCGGGCGGAGGCTCAAGTACGCCATCAATAACAACCCACCCCACTTGCGGTCTGGGTTCAAGTGACGTCACGTCAATGACCTCAATGTCGTTTTCATTGAATTCTGGCAGATCCGCCTGAGTAAAAATCCAGACCACCCGTGCAGCCTGAATATGGGCATACCAATGCCCTTTTTGAGTTTTCATTGCCGTTTACCACCTGATTGAGATAAAGCCATCGGCACCGGCACCGCCAGCCCAGTTAATAGAGCCGCCAGCGCCACCAGCCCCAAAGCCCGTGCCCTGATAACCCGACGCTGCACGCGAAGCACCACCGGCACCAAACAAGGTGGAGCCACCCGCGCCACCCAACGCAAACGAATCGCCGCCCGGCTGGCCGCCCCAGCCACCAGGACCGCCGAACCCCACGCCATTTTTCGAGCCAGCAACGCCTCCTGGCAATGTAAAGACAGCACCCAAACTGGTCAGCGAACCCCCGACACCATCTGAATTGACTGCCCCGCCAGCACCACCTTTACCTATAGTCACCGCGTAGACTTTTCCCGGTTCAACGGCGTAGCGCTGGTCACGTAAGCATGCGCCACCTCCACCGCCCTGACCGGCGTTTGTCGATCCATTTGAACCCGCGCCGCCCGCGCCACCGCCACAGGCATTGACCAGGATTTCCGTGACGCCTGCTGGGCATGTCCAACTACCGTTAGCGGTAAACATTGCGAATCGCTTCGGTTGTGCGACCGCTTGAAACACCCGAAGCGGGGTCATCAATTTGGTGTCATTCGTCCCCAGTTCAGCCTCAGCCTGACTGGCCTGTGCGCCGCGCAGTTTTTTGGGCGTCACGATGGTTGAATCATTCAGGCCAGCGGAGACCTGATCCTGCGTTGCTATTTTTGCCCAGCCAGATGCGGTCTCCGTGGCCTGACGCACCACCTTGGCAATCGCTTGGAACACCCGAAGTGGCGTCATGATCAGAAGGCTGTCTTCGCCTTTCTCAGCGTCCGCCTGGCTGGCTCTGCCCGTCAGGCCGTCGACGTATTCACGGGTGGCCAGTACTACTGCGGGGTCAATCTTGAGCGTGATCACCCCAGAGTTAGTCACAATGAAATTCATACGCACAACCTGAGTCCGCCCCGAGCCTTGGGACAGCACCGGCTTAAAGCTAGGTGCACAGTTGGCAACCGCAACCAGATCCCCATCCGCGTCATAGAGCCCGATTTCGCGAATCCATTTGCCGCCTTCATCGGCCGGGATGATCTGCTCGGCAATGATCACGGCTTCGTTGGCCGGATCAATCTTGAGTTGATTCAATGGACGGCGTCGCCATTCGTTTATCAGCTTCGTTTGCAGCCTGTCTGGCACCGGGTCCGTGCCGTTGGCATCACCGACGCCCATGTGGGTGAGCAGCCAGGGAATGCCAAGCGCATCGGCATTCGCCTGCTTGGCCTCACCCACTTTCGTGAGGATGGCAAAGAACTGCGAGTTCGCATCGATCATGGGTAAACATCCAGAGTATCAATTGAGGTTTCACGCCCAGCCACGCCGAGGGTGCCGGTGACTTCAATGTCGCGCATGACAGGCGGGTAGACGTCGATGACGTCGCCTTCGTACAAGGCGACAGCGATGTTCAAGGCACCCTTGCTTTCAAGGCTGATGGCCAGCCCCGTCAGGTGCCGACTGACCGGCTTGGCATCGTCAATCAACGCGGTCAGTTCGTAATACATCTCCTCCGTGATACCGGTATCCAGCACCCCGACCACCAGGGCGAACGTGCCTGGCACGCCTTCCGGTACGGTTTGCCACCATTCCATCACTTCAATCAGGTAACCCAGTGGCTCGACCACGCGACGAATCGCCCCAATCGTGCCTTTGTGTTCGTGAATGTAGAACGACGCGCTAATGGCAGCCCGCTTGACTGGCTCGGCCCACTCCTCATCCCAGCGGTCGACAGACCAGGCCCAGGCAAGGTGGTAGAGAAGGTGCGCGGGACACGTCTGCGGGTTATACAAAGTACGCAGCGGGATCTGTGTAGTTTCATCCGTGGCCGCTTCGATGGCCCGCTCAAGCGAGGTGCTGTTGAGAGGTAGCAAACTCGACATCTCAACGCCCTCGGATGACAGTCAGGGCTTCGCACCATGCGGCCTGGGCCTTGGAAGGACTGATATCCACCCAGCCTTGCAGGTCCACCCTGCTGACACCTTCGATATGCAACTGTGCATCCACGCCGGAGCGGGCGACTTCAAGGCCAAGGCGACGTCTGGGGTTGACCCAGGACTGCAAGCGGCTCCGGCACTCGGCCAACGTCGCTTCAGTCTCCGGCCCACTGCCAATCATGTGCACGACTGCGTCGATCCGGTACGGCAGTATCTGTGCGCTCTGCACCGTCAGGCGGTCACCCAGCGGACGCACGTCGTCATCGCTGAGATTCTGTCGAACTGTTTCGAGCAGATCCTCGGACGCTACGCCGTTTCCCTCCAACGCGAGAACCGTGACTACCACTACCGCCGGAGATGGGCTCTCGGCTGTTGCATCAGCGACCAGACCAGATGCGTTGCGGGCATGCAGGATGTAGCTGCTTCGAGGACCGGCCGTCGTCAGCCCCTCATAAGCCAACTGAACCCGTTCACGTAACGCGTCGTCCTCTTCCAGAACCTGCATGACAGGCGGCACCGCGCTCAGGTCCTGCGTCTGGACAACCAGCCGTTTGAGATGAACGTTTGCCGCCAACTGATCCAGGTCGCCCTTCTGGGCGTAGGCCAACATCAACGACTTGGCTGCATCGTTGACGCGGGCACGGTTCTGCAATCGCCGGTAAGCCCCCAGCTCCAGCAGCTTGGTAACCGGATCGCTCTCGAGCAGCGCGGTCCAGTTGTCCCCCAAGTAATCCCGGAAAGCGCTTAGTTCTCCCTGATAGACCTCTTCGAAGTCCAGATCCTCCAGCACCTGCGGCGCGGGCAGGGCCGACAATTCGATCAGGCTCATGCCGTCACCTCCAGTACCGCGTTGTCACCCAGATAGATTCCGGTAAGTTGCAACGTGACCTGCCCGTTCAGGACCGCAATCACCCTGACGCGCTCAAGACGCAAACGCGGTTCCCAGCGTGAGAGGGATCGTGCCACCTCGGCTTGCACCGCACTTTTCCAACCGTCATTGACGGGTAAGTCGACGAAGCGTCGAATCTTGCTGCCGTAATCAGGCCGCATGCGGCGACTGCCTATGGGCGTGCTCAGGATGTCTTCGATGGACTGCCGCAGGTGCGCCAGGCCTGAGACGGGCTGACCGGTACGGCGATCCATTCCGATCATGGGCTTACTCCAACGGCTCAAAGTCCGGGTGCTGATGCAGGTAGTCCAGCGCAACCGTATCGTCTGCCGGAACGGTGGCTTGCCCTGCAGCAATAGCCAGTGTGCGGTTATCCGCGAGGATCAGCGTCCGCGAGGTGTACAGCTTGTCGCGGTAGGTGCGCGTCGCAGGCGCAGATGCCGTGGGTGGCGATGCCGGTTTGGCCGCCGGTTCCAACTGGCGCACTGCCTCATAGGCAGAAGGTGTTTCGTTTTTGACAGCCGCCATTTCTTTTCTCCAGACAGTAAAAAGCCCGCAATGCGGGCCAGGTCAGTGTTTGTGGTTTGCGGTGTTACCACCGGTGTCGATGATTTTCCCAGCACCCAAAATATCTTTGGCGACTTTGAGTGTTCCGGTGATCAAGACTTCGCCGTCCAGCGTGATCTTCCCTGCCTTGGCGGTAATCGTCCCGGAGGTTGCGGTGATTGATTCATCAGTCACGATGGCAGAGCTTGCACCGACGTTGATTGCCACCGTGCCGCTGGGCAGATCAATCGTGTAAGTTTTGGCCTGCCAGTCGTAGATCAGCGAACCGCCGTCGTCGAAGCGCCAGACCTCGACGTGATCGCGGTTATCAGGCTGAGCACCCGCGCTTCCATACAGCCCCGGAACGAACGTGCCTTGTGACACATCACCGCTGGCACTGAACAGCGTGCCCTGCTCGTTCAGAGAAGGTGCCCGCCAATGTCGGGCCTTACCAGCTGCAACACTGTGCCAGCGCACCCAGGCGCTGACCCAATTGCCGTCAGAAACGCGGCATACCGGAGGGGAAGCGGTCAGATCGAGCGCAACGACGTAGCAGTCCTTGACTACTCCAGCCAGCATGCGGTCGTGTTCTGCTGTGGCGTAACTCATGTCATGCCCTCGGGCGCTTGGTAATTGTCCTCACGCCCCCTCCCTGTGTCCGGACTGAACGCGAACACCAGCGTGCCAGGCGGCTCATCGGGCCACGGCCATTCCTCGTCACCGAGGTAGATCCCCTGCGTCCACTCGACGACCCAGACCGCATAAGCATCAAGCTCTGGGCGCGACCAGTCTTGCGCAGCCCGCACGAACTCAGCAGGCTCAACCTCAAGCCCCCAAGTCTGCAGCCTCAGCAGAACCGCCAACTGCGTGGCAGCAAATGCAGCCTGTTGCTGACATTGCTCGCGCTCGGCCCCCACGATCACCCGCGCTTCGAACCGGGCGATCAGGGCTGTTTCACCTGTGCCCTGATCGATGCCTGGCTCAAACTCCACCAGATCGATCAGCACGGCGGGCACTGCGACCTGCTGAAGCATGTCCGGCATTGTGCCGACATACTCCAGCCCGGCAATCGCTGACCTGATGTGCTGCTCGATGGCTTCGTACAGTGAATCAAGGCTGAAGGCTTCGTCAGACACGGGCGGCTCCTTTCAAGTACTTCTGCATCTCGAAGTTGAATTCCTGCTTGAGGATTTCCATCAGACGTTCATCGGCCCGCTTCACCCAGCTGTCAAAGTGCGGCCGGGCCTCTTCCAGCGACACCTTGGCTTTCGCCAACGGAAAGCGGCTGCCGTTTTCTTCGATGAAGCCAGAGCGCCGCTTGCCCTGCCGGGTTTCCGCGTACTCACCGGCCTCAAAGTGTTTGCTCGCAGTACGGATCCAGATGTCAGGACTGCCACCGTAGACAGTTTTGAAAAACGCACCCTGAAACCGACGACCCGCCACCGTCACGCCGGTACGGCTCTGCCGCGCACGGCCGACCCGACTGGCGGAAATGGCGTCCAGCCCGAACCAGAGCTTGCCGCGCATTGCACCGCTGTTTACTGGATAGGTCCGGAGGCGTTGCCGGACGGCCGCGACCGCGATGCGTTCCTGCCGACCGACAGCCCTGGCGATGTGCGTGCGTAACCAACGAAGCGTCTTGTTAATGGCACGCCGCTGGGCCGCTATCGCCGCTTTGGGAACCGCCGCTGCGAAATCATTGAACGCATCCAGATCGGCTGCCGAAGGCTGCAGCGTGATCATGCCGTCGCGGGCAGATTGCTTGTAAAAGCTGCCGATGCTCATGGGTTGATTCTCAGGATGAGGGTAACCAACGCATCGCCGCCGGGCTCCTGGCGAATCAGCGTGTAAGTACCGCCGCCGTCTTGCACCGGAAGATCAATGCGCACTTGCTGCCGCTCCTGCACGCCCTGTGCATCCGCAACACGGATGACCAGGTGAGGCTCACGAAGCCCGGTGTTGATGCGGCCCAGCTTGGGTTGCAGCCAAGGTGCCGAGAACATGCCCGCCACCTCGCGCCCCTCAATGACTGCCGTATCGCTCAGTACATCGAACACAGCGTCATCAAGGGTTTCGATCAACTCTCGGAACGCCACGGCTACAGCGTCAAGCGGATCTGCGCCCGTGGCCGGGTGCAGAGGTGCAGCGGGTTGGACTGGGCCTCACCGGCGACGCCTTTGCCGAACGGCAGCGTTTCCAGCTTGCTGTAGTACGGGATGCCCTGGGTGTTGACGGTCTCCATGTAATCCGCCGGCGCGAAGGCCGAGATGTACAGGTCCGGCACGCCTTCAGGGACGAGCAACGCTTCGTCATCGTGGACGAAAGAGATACCGGCGACCTTGCCACGGTAGCGCTCCCAGACGATGCCGCCGAACTCGAAGCTTTCACGGGCATCACCGCGCAGCTCCGACGCCTGCGTTGAGTTCAGGTAGGTTTCCTTGACCGACTTGTGAACGATGATCTTGTTCCAGAAGTTCTTGCCGCAGAACGCACGCGAGCCGGTGCTGGTGACACTGCCGAGGGCATCCTCTTGCATGTCCAAGGCTTCGCCTGCCTTGACGCGCAACTCGGTGTTCGCATCGTTGAGGGCCATGGACAGGCTCTGACGCTGCACACCGAAGGCCGAGTAGATATCCAGCAGCGGTGTCTTGCCGTCAGCATCCAGCACCAGGCCATTCAACGCGCCCATGCGCTGGAATTCGTGAGTGGCATCCAGCTGACGACGGGCTTTTGCCAAACGGGTATTGATGACGTCCTGGACGGCCTGCAGCTCAGTGCGAGAACCGAATGCGCGGATGCCTTGAATCTCATCCGCCCGGATCGTGAAGCGCTCGGGCAGGTGCACGGTGTTGAACGGGATCATGCGACGCTTCGTGCCGGTGACCACAAAACCGGAACTGCCACGTTCACCGGCCGGGACCAGCGCCAGGGTGTCGCCGTCCTTTTCGATCTGCACGGTCAGGGTCGCGATGCCCTCTTCCTGAAACAGACCGAGTCCGCTGATGCGGCCAGGCAGGTAGGGTTGTTCGTTGATCGCAGCGGTCAGGGTTGCAACGCTGAATGCTTCGTCGTCAAAAATGGCGATGTCGGCCATGAGGGTATTCTCCAGAAAGACGAAACCCCGCTCAGGGCGGGGTCAGATAAACAGAGGCAGTGAGCCGAAATGTGAAGCGGGGGATGAGTCAGCGAAGAATGATGAACTGCTTGGCGAGGGCTTTCTCGGCGTCCAAGTCCAGGCCGGTCAGCAGCGTTTCCGCGACCTCGGCCAGTCGTACAACCGCGCGACCGCGGCGAACGATGTCGGACTCTGGAAGCGGAGCGAACAGAATCGCTGCAGCGATCTCGCTGCCGTCCTCAGCGGCCGGATCGTAGGGGGCGAACTCACCGGACGCCGTGACCAGGCCAAGCACTTGTCCCGCGTTCAGGGCTTCGCTAGCGGCCACGTTGATCGACTCTCGCGAGATGTTTCCGGCACCTTCGGAAAGAAGGAATTCACCGGCATGGATGGGCTCCATTTTGATGGTCATTTGCGTGCTCCTGTCGAGGTTTGCGCTGCCTTACGAGCGGCGTAGATGTCATGGTGATCGGGCTGCCGCGCCTTCGGCTTGATGACCGGGTCATCCTGCAAAGGCAAGCTGTTGTCGATTTCAAATCCCTTACCGCTGCTGACCAGCTTGTCGAACAAACGGGCCTGAACGGCCTCCTTGCCCAGACCTGCACTGACGAACTCGGCGGTCAGCTCTGGCAAGCGAGCTGCAACGCAGAGGTCGCGCACGCACTTGGCCTGGGTGATCGCCGCCTGCACCGTGGCCTGATCGGCGAGCTTGGTCGACGCAATCAGCGGCTCGATCAGGTTGTTGATACCCGCCGCGCCGCATGCCTTTGTGATCATTAGCGCCAGTGCGGAGGCATCCGCCGGTGTCGGGTCAGTTGGAGGCTCGTCCTCCTCTGGCTCCGGCTCTACCGCGTTGAGCTGATCCAGCAGGGCCTTCGGGGTCTGCCTGTATCGCTGCATGGCAGCACCTTGGCCAAGGCACGCCTTGACCTCAACACCGCTGCCGATCTCATCTGCCAGCCCCAACGCCAAGGCTTCCTGCGCGGTCAGCCAGGTCTCTGCATTGACCATGCGCCGCAGTTCGGCTTCGTCGATGTCCGGCGACTTGGCCTTGTAGGCCGCGATGATGGCTTCCAGGGTCTGGTCCAGCACGTCGGCCACTTTGCGCAAATCCTCAGCATCACCGGCCGTGAAAGTCCACGGGTTGTGAATCATCAACATGGCATTCGAGGCCATCACCATGCGATGAGCACCACAAGCAGCAACACTCCCGGCACTGGCTGCCAGCGCATCGATCCGCGCCGTACAGCGCTCACCCAGCCGGTTCAACGCGTTGTGAATCGCCAGCCCGTCGAACAGGTCGCCGCCGATGGTGTTGAACGCGGCCACGATGGGAGACACGCCGTCGTCGATGGCTTTCAGATCCTGGATGAACTGGTTGGCCGTGATGCCCCAGCCGCCGATCTCACCGTAGATGTAGATCTCGATGGTGGTCTGCTCAGCCAGTGTTTCGGCCTTGATGCGGTACCAGTTCTGGTCCTCGACCGGCAAGGCCACCGGAGCCTTGTTGAAAATGCGAAACGGCAACAGCGGTTTCATGGGTTCTCCTTTTCGTCGGGGTCCTCATCGAACGCCGACAAGGTGCTGTAGTTGAGGCCCAGCTCACGGGCGCGAGTCGCGTCTGCGGCGTTTTCTTCGTCCACGATTTCCGCGTCAGTGCCGGTGCGCAGGCACATCTCACTGCGCGAGGCGAGCCCGGCGTTGATCTCCATCGTTCGGGACTGCACGTCCTGCACTGGGTGGATATAGGACCAGCCTTGCGGAACCCAACGGGTGCGCAGGTATTCGCGACGACGCTTTGCGTAATCGTCCAGCTCCAGCGCTCCGGACAGGACCGCCATGTCCATCCACGCGGCGCGTACCGGACGGCACAGCTGATGGACGTACACGCTGAACTGCAGCTGCTCCAGACGTCGACGAAACTCGTTGAGCACGACACGAATGCTGCGGTCGTTCACGCCCCGCATATCGCCGGTCATCAGCTCGTAAGGCAGCCCAGCCCCAGCGGCTGCCGCCATCAGTTGCTGACGCATGAAGTCGGGATAGTTGTTGCCGCCATCGGGCGGTGTCGAGAACTCGACCTCTTCCCCCGGTAACAGCTCCTGCATCGTGCCAGGCTCCAGCGCGACCATCGGCGTGAAGCCATCGCCTCCTGTTTGAAGCGGTGCGCCGGTCAGCGGGTCCAGCATTGGCGGGCCGTCGGCCGCTGGCTTGCGGATGAACCCGGCAAACAGGTTGGCCACCTCCTGCCGGAACAGCACGGCGTCGTCGTAGTTGTCCAGGCTGCGCAGGCGCTTGAGCACCGGCGCAAGCCTGGGAACGCCACGCAATTGGCCGGGCTCCACCGGCTCGAAGATGTGCAACATCTGGCTGGCCGGGATCCGCACCAGCATGTTGTAACCCGCGTTTAGCGCGGCCATGTCGCTGGGATGTGAGCGGTAACACCAGTACGCCACACGCTGGCCCATGGGGTTGAACTCGATCCCGGCGCGGATGATGTTGCCGGTGCTGGTCGTTTCAAACTTGTCATGCGGGACGAACTCCGGAGCCAGGCACTGCAGCTGCAGCGGCACTGCGAAGCCTTCATCGGCCCGACGGGGACGCAACCGCACAAAGCATTCGCCGGACTGTTCGACGGTCCGGGCGATCAGCGCCTGCTGCCCGTAGAAGTCGGTCAGCTGGTCCGCATCGGACTCATCCACCCAGTCTTCCCACAGTTCCTGAAAGATCCGCCGTAACGCTTTGTCGTCCGTTCTGGGCTGTGGCGTGATCCCGGTGCCGATCAGGTTGCTGACCCGGCGATCAATCGCGTTGGCTGCGTAGGGATCGTTGCGCACCGCTGCCCGTGAACGGGAGCGCAGGTTGCGCAACGCAGGCATGATCAGGCTGTTGACGCCCGTGTCCGGTGCATCCCAGGTAGCCGACCGGCGACCATCGGCAGCACCCTCGTAGCTGGCCTTGATGCGTTCCGGCACCAGAAATCCCGAGCGGGACAGCGTGGGGTAGCGTGTGGTCACAGGCCTTTACCCCCATGGTAGATCCGGATCACTCGGGAGCGAGGCCCGGCGGCGTTGGTAAGGCTGGTGCGGATCAGATCCCGTGCCTGAATCAGCTCATCCACAGAGCGATACTCAACCGTTCGGTCAGCGTACCGCACGATCTTTTCGCCACGCCCTATCGCCGCCTCGACGGCGTCAAGGTGCTTCTGGGTATAGGCCATATCAACGTCTCTTTAGATAGCCGCTGTTGGAAGCGCGGCGTTGCGGGGGTTGCGCGGGTTGTGGTGCTGCACGTGCCGGTGACTGAGCAACGGCAGCCTGGGGTTGTGGTCGCGGTTCAGGCGTAGGAGCTGGGCGGTGCTCAACGCTCACGCGCTCGGCGGCCGGGGCGCTGGCCTGACCCGCCTCGTCGAACAGACCGGCTTGGGCCAAGGCATTCTTGAGCCGTGCCCAGTCGTGCTCTCCGTAGCGATGCAGGCCTAGGTAATGAGCCATCGCCAGGCTGTACACCAGCAGGTCGAGCGCCTCATTTCGTTCAGCCTTACCCTTGACCCACTCGATGCGCTTGAAACCTTTCACGTACCGGGCGACCTTGCGCTCGGCGACGCACTGCTCAAAAAAGTCAGCAGGCAGATCTTTGGCGAAGTGCAACGCGCCGGGTCCGCTTTCCAGGTGATAGCGGTTGTAGATCCAGTCTTTGGCCGTGTCGGTACCAACCATCCAGAGCTCCGCACCGTTGCGCTCTGTCTGACCTTTCCACGTCACGTCCACCAGTGAGGGCCGTTGAGCGATCACTGGCTTGCCGGGCTTGCTCGCACCCTTGATGGCGAAAATGTTCCGCCAGCGTCGAACGCGACAAAACTGGTAGACCTCGTGGGTGTGATGCCCACCGGAGTCGACGCCGGTTGCCAGGATTGCCAGGCTGACGCCACACGGATGCCGGTAGCGCTCCTTGAGCTTTTCATCCAGCACCTGCCAGGTGCGGTCGTCAGCGGGGTCGCCCATAATCACTTGGAAGTCGACGATCCAGCGCTCCATACCTTCGCCGATACCCACGACCATCATTTCAAGACGATTAGCCTGCACGTCGACCGATGACACAAGCGACAGCACACCCGCAGGCATCGAACCGAGCGTGTAGTTTTCCAACAAGGCTCGGGCCTGCAAAACATCGGCTTTGGTTTGCTCTTGTGCGCTGTCCCAGACCTTGGCAAGACGGGTGTTGTAAAACACCTGCATCGGCTCCAGGTCGCCCCGGTCCTGAGCCTTTTTGGCTTTCTCATATTGCTTGGCCAACGATGCCCAGCTCTGCCAGCCCAGCGGGGCGTACAACGCGTTAAGGTGGAAACCCACCGTCTCGCCATCACCTTGGGCATGTGACCGCCATTCGCCACGGGCGAGCATGTCACCCTTGTGAAACTCCTCGATCAAGACATCGCAGTCCGGACCGGCGCACTGGTAATGAACCGTGCTGAAGTCAGGCGAGTAAAGCAGGCGCTCCCACTCCAGCGTTTGCATGTGCCCACACGATGGGCATGGCACGTAGTAGTAGCGCTGGTCGCTGGTCGAGAACAGGTCATCGATTCGCGATGCGCCCTTGATGGTGGGCGAGCTGGAGAAATAGAACTTGGCGTTTCGACCAAAGGTGCTGCCGCGTGTTTCGGCCAGCTCAATCGGATCGCCCTCTTCGTCTACGTCGACATCCCAGCGGTCGATTTCATCGCCATAGACAAACCGGGCTGAAAGTTCAGAAAGGTTCGCAGCAGAACCGGCTGTAGTCGCGAACAGCGCGCCGCCTTCAAACTCCTTGGTATCCATGGTGTTGCGGGCATCACGGGAGCGCGGCGAGGCTACCCGTTCGCGCAGCACAGCAGTAGCATTGATGGTCTTGCTAATCCGCGCGGACACCCGCTTGGCCAAGCCAAGGCTGGGCAACAAGGTTAGGATGTTCGACGGAGACATGTGGATCAACGCGCCGATCCAGTTGAGTGCTATCTGCGTCTTCATCAACTGCGAGGCCACCATGGTGACCACCCGCTTGCAAGGATGGCCAGGCGACAAACAGCGCATCGGCTCTCGGGCGTAAGGGGTACGCGCTGTGCGATATTTACCTGGTTCAGCAGCACCTGTATCACGCGGAATACGCATGTGCTCGTCGGCCCACTCATCTACCCACAGTTCCGGGTCAGGCTTGAGTCCGCGCATATACGCGTCATGGTGAACCTTCACACCATCGGCGTATGGAAAATGCATAGTAGCGCTCTATGAGTGGATAGCGTTGTCAAAGTCCGCAGCCGTCATCGACGCCGCGTCATCAAGAACACGCCGTAACGAAGCAACTAGGTATTTTTCAATCTGCCAAGGGTCCGACATTGCAGAGAGTTCGGGAGCAAGCTGGGTGGGCAAGGACAAAATCAAATCACGGAGCATACGACCGGCTGCAAAAGCAGCAGCGTCCACAACCGCCACCTCAACGAGAGACTTGTTTGTTTCAAGAAGAGTGGTCTCAGCGAGCCTCGCTTGGGCCAATGCCAAGCGTGCTTTTGATTGCTGATAGCCAACAACCATTGACGGCGATTCTGGTGTGTTAACCGGTTCAATCACATGGGAATTAGAACTGGGTTGAGCAGGCGTATTCGATGGTCGTCTTGAAGGGTCGCTAGTAATGCCCAAAAACTGTTCGGTGGCATCGACATCAACTAACCCGTCAGCGGTCTCAATCAGTCTCCCGTTTTGAGCGAGCTTGCCCACGTACTGTCGGGACCAACCTTTGCTTTTTGCATAAGCAGTACGTGAGAGAAATGTCATGTAAACCTCTGTCAACTAAGGGCCTGTCAACTGTCAACCACTGTCAACCAACGTAGGAAAACTGTCCGCTAACACACTTCCGCGAGTCTGCAGCCCCGTATGGTCCAAATAACCCCAGGGTCCCCCGCAGTTTGGGGGCTGGCGGGAGAATCCCGACGGCCGAACCGGCCCCGATTCTCGCCAAACCGGCGGCCTCTTGGGCTACTTGCTCTGGCTGCGCTGGATCTGTGCGTCGACCTGATCAGCGCAGGTATCAAGCAGCTTGATGGCCTGATCCTTCAGCTCCCACACGTCGCCGTTCGAATGCAGCACAGCCTCGTCCGCATCGATACGTTCGCAAGGGATCAGCTCAGGGGGTTCGATTCGAACGGCTGACGTTTTTGTTACCACCACTGGCTTTGCCGCGCAGGCCGTCAGGCAAAGGCTGAGAAGCCCAATCACGAACCGGCTTGCTGTTGCGCTTGAGGTCTTCAAAGTCTTTCCTCGCCTGTTTGGCTTTGTCTTCGCTGGCTTTGATCCGTTGGTTCAGATCTTTCAGGTAGGCCGCGTTGCGCTGGGCTTCTGCTCGTAGTGTGGTGATGGTGGCTTCGCTTTCGAGATTGGCGTCGAGCGCTTTCTTCTTGGCAGTGGCCTCAACTTCAACGGCACCGCGCAATGCGACGATTTGGTAGTGCTGAATGCCAACGAGCAGTAAGCCCACCAGCGTGATGATGATTGCAGCCGCGATGGCTTTCATACGGAGTCCACTTTGCGGCCTATGAATCGGGTAACCAGCTCTCGAATGGCAGTAACGCCAAGAAAGCCAATCGTTCCACCCGCTGCTACCGAAAGGCTGGGCGGCCAGGTCATCCACTCGATCAAGCTGGACGCGACCAGGCTCAGTGAGCCGCAGATCAGCGCCTCGAACAGGATCCGTCGCTTACTTGTTTCTTTGGCGTCGTAGAGGATGCGCAGTAGAGAGACGACGATGGCCATGATCATGCCCTGCCAAAGTGGATTTGAAATGGCCGCCACGATCCTGGCCCACGTGTCTGGTTTGTCGGGCATGGTGCGCATCCGGTTACCACCCTTTGGGGTGAGCTGAAAAACAAAAAACCCGGCGCATTGGCCGGGTTTGATGGTTAGTGCCTGAGCCGCTAAGCGGTCGCACCTATCGAACATGACTACTTTTTACAGGTGGATTCCGGTGGCAGCAAGCCAGTATTAACGCCACCGACGAATATGTAGGCAACACAGCACCAACGCCCCGGCAATGTAGACGAATATCCTCAATCGGCCATTCGCTTTTTCGCCCCATGTCCCACTGTCCCACTAGCCCAAAGACAGGTGGGACGCTTGAACACCCCGAAAACAAAGCGTTGTCCCACTGTCCTACCTTTATTGTTATTTCTCCGTGTAAAGAGAGAATATTTAAACCCACGCTGACGCGCGCATAGCGCGTGATGGCATCCGCTACGCTACATGTGGGAACGCTGGTTAAAGGTGGGACAGTGGGACGGAGCAGCGCGGACGGGGCTGTAACCCGTCCCACCTTGTAGATAGGCAGTGGGACGGGGTAGGACAAGCGGGAAACGGCGAGAGCCCTCAAGCAGCCTTACCCCATAGCAGCCCTTGAATGCTCAGGTGTGCTTGATGCAGCCGGTCATAGTAGGTTTGCCGACTGCAACCGCAATGGGTGATTTTTTGATGCAGGAAGCTGTCGTTGTTGCAGTAATGCTCACGGACAACAACAGCCAGCTCGGGTGCCAGGTGCTTGTTGACGATCAGCTCGATGTCGGCTGACTCATCAAGCAGCACGCGGCTGCCCCGCGTACCGCGTATCAGTTCCCCTTTGCATTCCATAAGCATGGCGATCATGTTCCCACCCGAAGCGGTTCCGCCCCGAGACGGCGAATGCAGGTCTTCAGCCCAGAGTTTCAACATCGCATCAATTCGTTTAATCATCGAAGCAAGGCTCATCAAACTTCTCGACAACCAGATCTGACGACCGGCCCCACGCTGCTGGTTTCTTGTAAACCCATTGCCGCAAGCCGCTTTTCGACAACACGGAGGATCGCGCCCGCTTCCATCCCAGGCGATGCATGATTGCACCCACGCGCATCTGCTCTGGCTTGCCCCAATGTCCCGCATCCAGCTTCAATGCGGTGCCCAGCAACTCATTGCCGCTGGTGGTTTCCCCGATCTGCGACTCTTCCAGCCAATTCAGAATCAACCCTTCCCATTCGTCGACCACGAAGCGCTCGTCCTGCGCCTCGGCGAACATGGATGACTCCTCACGATTCACCCACCAGATCTCGCCCGCCTGAAAGCAAAACATCGCCTCAGCCCACAACTGATCACGCATTTCACGCAGTTGCTCAAGTTCGACCTTCGTACACGCAACAGGCCAGTAGCGTCGGTTGCCGGTCGCGTCCTTCAGGTATTCTTCTTGGTTGGTCGTACCCACGAAAACACACTGGCGTGGCACGTCGTTTGTTCTCCGGCCATAGCTTTCTCGGTAGGTGTCTGTGGAGGCAGAGAAAAACTGCTTGGCCTTGGTACTCTCGGCCTTGTTGAAGCTGTCCAGCTCGCCCAGTTCGACAATCCACTTGCCACGGATCGCCTGAAAGCCATCCTTGTCACCGAGCGCAAAAGGGGTGTCCATGAACCAGTCGCCCCCAAGGATGCTCATGGCGGTTGATTTACCAGCCCCCTGTGCGCCTTCAAGAATCAACACCGAGTCAGCCTTACAGCCAGGGCGCATTACCCTCGCGACCGCCGAGATCATCCACCGTTTGCCGACCTTCTTGACGTACTCAGAGGGCTCTACCCCCATAACATCGATGAGCCATTGTTCCAGTCGCGGCACTTGATCCCACTCAAGCCTTTGTAGGTACTCACGCACTGGGTGAAAGGCATGGTCGTGAGCAACAATGCTGACAGCCTCAATGACGCTGGAAGCTTTGACCCGAAGGTTATAGACCTGAGCCAGCCATTTCATGACCCGCATATCATCGATATCAGCCCAGTCGCCTGTGCCACTGCCGTAAGGCGCGGCTCGCAATTTAACGATCTTGGAACTGAATGCGCTGAAGCTGATCACTCCGGCCCAGCGTTCGTCGTTGCCGAGTATCAGTTCGATGTTCTGCATGTGAGCGATGAGCGCGCCGTTCTCACTGCGCGCCAACTGGTCTTTCCAACCGCCTGCAGCAGGTGGCCTGACGACCGCCAACACCTGACGGCGGACCGCCTCCAAGCCCTCTGCGACATGCAGATCATTGAAGTCAGTCCATTTGTCATGACGCTCAACCGAGAAGAAAGGCGCAACCACCTGACCACCAACGATCAGAGCCGCGTTGCTGGCTTTTTCTTCGCCAGGGTTCCAAGGCTGTCCATTCGGGCGTTTGGTCTTCCAGTCATCGTCGCGGCAGATGATTATGGGTCGACCGGGGAGACGGTCACGCATCAGCTTCGCGACCGCGAGCAGGTTGCCTGCGTCAAAAGCAATGGCGACTCCGTACGAAGTCGCCATGTGCAGGCTAGCGCCAGTGGCGTATCCCTCACAGATCAGTAACGGCTCACCCGGCTCAGGCTCAGGGCCGATCAAATGAAACGCCCCCTCCTTTGACATGCCATAGGGCCAGTAGGATTTGTCGCGCCCGGTATCCGGTTGCTTTTCAGGGTAGATTACTTGCAGGCCGACTATTTGATCGCGGGCGTTGCTCATCGGGACCAGCACAGCGCCTGAACGCGGCGCGTAACGGATACGAAACCCGACGATCTGCTTACGATCCAAATAGGCGCTTTTGCCTTTATCAGGCATGCGTTTGAACATGCCCGCGGCCCGACTGGCCGCACGGCGGGCAGCATTGGCGGCCACCTCAGCTGCGCGGCGCTTTGCGTCCTCCTGACGAGCGCGCATGACCTCACGCTCCTCAGGCGACATTCGGCCCGTTTTCACCTTGATCTTTTGAGTGTCACCCGAACGCCAGTCGCCAAAACTGCCAAAGATCAGCGACTCATTCTTTTCAGTCCGATGCTCGTGAATGACGTACCAACCGTTCTTTTCCTTTCCCTTGTCCTGGGATGTCTTGCAACGGGTCAACTTGCCGAAAACCAACGGTTGAGCAGGCTCAAGGCCATAGTCCGCGAATTGTCCCAGCACTTCATCGAGCATGACGGGCCTCACGCAATTCCAGCAGGGATTGGCAAGTCAGGCATTGCGTACAACCGGGCAAAGCCATCCGTCGTGCATCGGGAATAGCCTCTTCGCAGGTTTCGCAAAAAAGAAACGAGTGAATCCTGAGTGAAGGCTTGGCCGCAAGCCGAGCCGCTAGGGCTTGATCTATACGCTCTTGCACCAGGTCATTAGCGAAGTCGGCGATGTCAGCCATGATCGGTACCCCGCGTCGTCTGATTGACGTAGGAGGCCCGGTTGAACAACCCGAGCAAGCCCTGAATACTGCGGAACACCTGCAGGCGGATCTCAGCTAGCTCCTGATCGCTCACGACACCATCGCCGATGCTCTTCGCCCATGTCTCGGCAAGGTTCGCGACCTGATGAAAGTATTCTGCTATGCCCGTGGTCAATGTCTCCGGCATGTCGTTGGTATAAGCCTCTGCCAACTCCTGCCAAGTCGTATCACCAACCAAGGCATGCACTGCGTCCAGAATACGGCGGTCCTTGGTCAACTCCAGGATCTCACCGAATTCCTGGATGTTGACAGTGTGGCTTGGGTGAGTCGGTGACAGCTTGTGTTGTAGCGTGGTGGGGTTTCTGCCGGTGGTGACAGCAATTGCAGCAGCGCCGCCAGGGTAGTCCCTTGCAGCATGGTAAAGCGCCAGGTCGAGCGGCAGGATCTCTCGCTGCGCCCGTTCAACACAACTCAAAGCAATTCGGCTCATGGCATTAATCCTTGAAAGTTGCCAGTGCCGCGCAGCATGTAGTGGTGATACATTTGCCGCGTGGCTTGAAAGGGTCCACATGCCGGTCTAGCCGGCACCATGCCGAGGCAAACGATCCGTCGTTTACCTCTGGCGCAACAGCTGCCTGCTCTGTGGTGGAAGAGGCAGCAACTCAAGGCATCCGTGCCTTGAAAAACGCGATGAAGACCGATGGATTGCATGTGGTGTGCCCGTCAACCTTGATCGCGGCCCGGCTCCGCTGTGGTGGCGCGTGCTGGGGGAAACAGGGCGACTCATGGGTCGCCTTTTTTCTAGCCAATTACTTTGTGTGGCGCTGACGCGCTGAGTAACCACAACGCGTCAAAGGGGTATCCCCTCTCCGAAGCAGCCAACGCAAGCTTTCTTGAATAGCAGGTCTCACCCGTATATTCAGTCCGGGGCAAACAGCCGGATCTCCGCCATTTGTTTAAAGCTTGACAGCTACGATCACAAATTTTTGAGGCGGCTCCGATACCTCCTACAGCCTCAAAAGCAAGCGCAATGGCGCTTGGATACTCTGCTGGGTCCAACATTGCTCGCTCCAATAATCAACTGCTGGTTGATATTAAATGCCAACTGACTTTTGTGCAACCGTCATGCAACTATCAACTCATGGTTGATAAAAATGATTTGCGCGCTGCGTTCAGCTCACGCCTTCAGGAGGCACTTGACGATGCGGGTGTCCGCACCCGAGGCAGGGGTGTGGACGTTCATAAGCAGCTTAAGCTTATGGGCGTTTTCAAAACGACCCAAGCCATAAGCAAATGGCTAAACGCGGAGGCTATTGCTGAGGCAGACAGCATGCATGCGCTGTGCTCTTGGCTTGGTATACGCCGCGAGTGGTTGGAATATGGCGTTGGGCCAAAGACTAGTGCCGAAATGTGTGTGGATTCAAGTGATTCAGGCATTGGTAGTGGCAGCAACGTCATCACGTTACACACTACATCTGGTAAGGTTCCATTGATTTCTTGGGTGCAAGCAGGAGCTTGGTGCGAAGCGTCGTCGAATGTTGGATCGGACAGCGCAGAGTCATGGCTATCGTGTCCGGTACCCATTAGTAGTAGTGGGTATGCGCTTAAGGTGCGAGGCGACTCGATGACAAATCCAGGTCTTGGTAGGAGCTATCCAGCGGGTTGTATAATTTTTGTCGACCCGGAAGTGGAGGTTCACACAGGCGATAGGGTAATAGCTAGATTGGATAGGACGAATGAAGCCACATTCAAGGTTTTCGTAGAGGATGCTGGGCAGCAGTTTCTAAAACCTATAAACCCGCAATATCCAATAATACAAATCACTGAAGAGACGCACATTTGCGGAAAGGTCATTGGCTCATTTATCCCCGAATGACCCTACAGATAAAAATTTAGAAATCCGCTGACTCGATGATGTCGTCAAGAACTTGCTCTATCCCATATTTCATACCATTAACCAACATATACAAATCACGAAAAGTATCTCGACTCTCTTTAGTTCCAATATCCTTACTATTGTAAGAGACCATATGACTGAACTCCGCCCACTCGTCGTCTCGCATTCCAGCCAAGCTCTCTATGGTCTGCCTGCCTGGATAGTAAAATAAAGCATAGTGATCATCACCTCTCTTGACTGCAGACCACTTATACTTCCGGTCGAATACAAAGAATACCTCATTGTCGTTAACTCCAGGAAAGACATCTGAGATCCTGTCTTTATTTGCGATCATGGCATTTGCAGCAATTACGATCTTACTCATGGTCTACTCCCTGAAATATCATCTATATTTTGTACATTGAGATTTCTGACTTTCTCACGAAGCTCACTTATAAGCGCTCTCTTTTTCTCCTCAGTGATGGGCTTCACTTTTCCGGGAGACTCGAAAATTGCTTCCAACTTTTTGATTTGAACATCCATCAAAATTATAAGCTTATCATTACCTCGAATCTGCCCTAATAGATCGTGAAAAATGTTCAATATTGTCTGAGCATTACCAGACTCAGCGGCATTAAAGTTATTAAGAAGCTCTAACTTCTCTTTGATTTCCGAAAGAGTAAGCTGGTGAGAATACCCAAACAATAAAGAGAATGCTGACACAATTTCTTTGCGCTTAAATACAAAAATACCTATTGCGATACCAGATGCTATTGTAGAAAAAACATTTGCAACAAAGCTTACTAAATCTACCCAGTCTTTCCATGTCATTCCCCATCTCCTGAACTGTGGCATCTCGCAACGTTTTTCACGTTCATCTTGATGATTTCCGAAGCGTGACTCAAGGAAAATTTCCAACACCGCAAAGGGAGACGGTTGCGTTAGGGCACCGCGAAACAAATCAACCAACTATTGACTAATCTCAACCACTGGTTGATATTTATCTCACTCTTCCACCACAGAGCGAGGCAAAATCATGCACACCAAGGCAACCCTGCATGTCCACCCAAAGGTTATTGACCCACTGCGTGTCTTCGAGGTTCGTCACCTAGCAATTGTGACCGGCTGCACCTTCATCACCAGCAAACCCAAGCGGCCTGCGCGCGCCATCCCCGCCCCATTTGATCCAAATGGCGGAGGGCGGGCAGCATGAGCAGGTACAAACTCGACGCAAAGACACTTTCTTTGCTCAAAGCGCAAGCCAAGCTGACGGAAACGTTCAACCACACCATTCGCTCCGCAAAGAGTGGCTCCCTGCCCTTTCGCCTCAAAGTCGAACACACCTCGGTAGAAACGCAGTTCAGGCTAGAGGTAGGCAACCAACGCCACTGCCTCACGCTGCCAAACACCCCGACTATGCATCTCAAGCTGGCAGCTTTCATCGAAGAAATAGCCAACGGCCCGCTCGATCTAGGCACATCCGCAGCGAAGCGTATCAATGGGAAATACAGCGTTCTTGACGAGCAACTGAGTCTGCAAGTTTTCGATCTGGTATGCCGGGGCGGCATGCTCAGCCTGGACGTTGGCCTTGAGCAGCCGATTCATGTCTCGATTCATCGCAACAGAACCCGGACAGCAGCTACAACACTTATGACTATCGGAGTAAGGCAGCCTCGGACCAAGTGCTTCACGCTCTCTGGCCCAGATGCCGAAATCCATGAAAAGGTCGTTGAATCCATCAATCACCTTGCCAGCATTGCGATTCCCGCGATGCAAGCGGCGTAGGAGCAGGCATGGAACGCACCTTGGCTCAGACCGCAAAACAACTTGGCGTCAGCAGACCCAAGCTCATCGCCCTGATGAGGGAAAAAGCGCTGCTCAATGAACGAAACCTTCCCGCCTACCCCACGCGGGACCGCGAGTACATGCGCGTTAAGGACAGCAGCTGGTTCCATCACCAGTTGGGCATGCAGTACAGCCAGTCAACCAGGATAAAGCAGCCCGGCATGCGCTGGCTCGCCGAACAACTGGGGCTGGCGGCGCCTGAAATACCGGCCGACAAACGTGACGTGGCCTAGGGAGTACGCTCGCCAGATCGTCGCGCTGCATACGCGGGAGGAACGCAATGCAGCGCTGCTTGAGGTTCCTGAACACCTGCGCGAGCTCACCAAACGGCACTGCCTGAATAGCTGGAACCACCCCAAGCGGAGAAAACCGAATGAACCAAGAAGCGATTGACCGTCTACTGAGTGAATTGCTGCGCATTCCGCCAGAACAGCGCACCCTGAACGAGATTGCCACTGTTGTTGCTGACATTAACGCAGCCGCACTTCTTGAAGCTGTTGTGGCCGGGCCATTGCAGCAGGAACAAATCAAGTTGCTCGCCATCACTAAGCTTTTGGCCTGCGAACTTCAAATGGTCGAAGCCCACGTCACGCTTGAACTACATCCTACTTCTGGATATCGGATTCCCCTCTCCCTCACGATGCGAAGCTCTGACGGAGGCTACGTATTTGGGAGCGGAGAGACCGCACAGGAAGCCCTCATGGACATCCACGACTACCTTCCTCAACCAAAAGAAGCTGTTGCATGAAGGACCATAGCCAAAATCCGCTACGTCTGATGCCAGCACCGGAAGCGGCCACCGTTGAGCTGCTGTATCGGACCTTCGGAGATGTACTCATCCCCCTAGACAAACTGCGCGAGCAGTACTTCCGAAACCTCAACGAACGGTCGTTTGTTGCAGAGATTGAGAACGGGCGGATCCCGCTCCCGATCACCACCTTGGACACGAGCCGCAAAGCACCGAAGTTCGCGCACATTCGACACGTCGCAGCTCTGATCGACATCCGTGCATACAAGGCCGATGAAGAGATGGGCAATTCTCAAACTGAATCCGACTCACTGACATAACCAAAACGGCTGCCACCACCAGCCGAGCAATCTTACTAGGAGCACACCACATGACTACGACTCAAATCTGCGTATTGATCGGACTCATCATTTCAGCCGGCCTGCTTTTGTGGTTTGGCTACATGATAGGCCGCAGCGACGGCATCAAAGTGGGTATCACGAACGGCGAACAAGTACCGCGCGAACATGACGTTCTGGCGATCCATGAGCTTGAAGCATCATTGAGGCTGATCCGCACAGAAAATGCGCAATTGGCACGACGCTGCGAAAACCTCCAGCGAGGTATGGCGTTTGGTGCGCAAGAACGAGACGCGCTGAACGATATAGCCGAGAAACTGAGAATCGCTGCAGAGACTTTCAGCGCGTTTCGTACCGGCAAAAAGCTGGAACGCGATTGTCTGGCGCTCCGGCAGCAGGCGTTGCAAATGGCTGAAGCGCTCGGCGTATCAGACCAACAGGTGAACGCAGCATGAATTGGCCTATCCCTATGCTGCGGCTCAGCCCGCAAGCTGCTGGCGACCTGCACCAGCAGCACACCAAAGCCATTGCCGAATTACGCGCTACGGCTCGCTTTAACAAAGAGCTGCACAATCAACTGAGGTTGATGATCGGACCTGACGTCTTACGCGCCTTGCGTAAGGAGACCGAAAACGCGCTGCTGCTGGCCGATTTGGTCGAAGAAAATGACCAGGCTCATGTGCATGACGTCAAATGCGCAAAGCCGCAGACGCCTGATGAATCAACTTGTAATCAAGCATCGGAGGAAAGCCCTAGTGATCGCCCACAGACCGTGCTCCTTATTCAAGCCGCTTTACGCCGCAACTGCAGTTGGAGCAGCATTCAAATAACTAATAGTTTCTGCTGCACACCAGCAGGCATTACTGGTATTCCCAGCAACACCGGCGGGGCGCCTATACCTCACGAAAAGGTGCGCGAGCCAGTCGCTCATGATGTAACGCTAACTGCTCAGAATAGCCCGCGCGCGCAGCCTGCTCTGGGGGCAAAGCTCTTTCGAAGATCTCTGAGCGTCTGATCCAACCCAAGTGAGCCTTATGGGAGCTGAACATATCTCAGAAAGATCATGAGCCAGCCTTTAAGATCCTAGGTTGAAATCCATCAGATTATTTAAGAAGATCAGCACAACAGTTTATTAAGATAAAAAATCCGCCATAAACTACGTAAATCGAGAAAAGATA